TCTTTTTTGGTTTAGCCATTTCTTATCCTCTCTTTAGATAGTGTTTGTAAAACCTGCTTTGGCCCTAAACTGCTCTTCTCTGGCATGCTTTCTAACATCAATCATTGTTTCTTTCCGGGCCTTAGCCTCATTTATACAAACATTACATAAGAGCTTGCCCTCGTATAATTCGAGTTCGATCCCGTTTCCCGGACTAGCGGTACGGGCAGAAGCGTCAGCTCCGGTTAATTCGGCAGTCTGATCGCTTCCGTCCGTTCCACATACCTGACATATTCCAAACCTAGTTTCAGGAAAATTCAAAGATCAACTCCTTTTATGCGTAGGTTCCACCAGCTCTTGACCACACGCGGAAATTCTTTATCAGAATACCGATCCTGATATTGATTGACGCGTTGTAGCCGAGGTTAGTTTCATCGCGGAAGAAACGGATCTCTGACTGCTGTCTTTCTCTGAACTGGAAGTCATTCGACTGACGCTTGCCGATGTAAAACGCAGCTTCGGCAGATTCCAGATAATCCCAGTCAATTACGCTGGTTAACTTGTAATACGGGTTAATATCGTTCAACTGGCCACCCGGCATACCTTTTTCGGTACCCATGATACGATCAGCCAAGAAACGATTTGCTCCGGGCCTGACAAGCAGGGTATCGGCAGGATTTTTAACGATGTTATCCCTCTCATCGCGGTTATTCGTGGTCGTATGCAGGTTATACAGAGTTTCGAAGTTCGCTGCACTCAACGTTAATCCAGCAACGGCATTGTAATACGTGCCGCTACCTTTTGTGCTACGCGTATTGCCGGTCAGATTGAACAACGGCTTATTGTCATACAGAAGATCGCCGTAAGGTGCTGTCTGGCCAGTATGCGAACCGTTAAAGATCCAATCGCCTGAGAGATTTCCACCCTCATTGAATACGCGGGATCCGGTTTCTTCTTTGCACAACCTTACCTGTGTTCCCCAGCTATTTGCCAAGTCTTTCAGCAAATTGCCGAGTTTAACGGTGTCCTCAACAGCTTCCTTTGACAGCGCAATGCCGTCAGAGAAAGTATGATACTTGACGTAAAATTCCCAGCCTGATACAGGGCTCTTAAAGCTGATCTTCTGGCCCTCAACAAGATGGCGGGTAAGTTTACCCTGTCCGAGTATCTGGGAAATCTTATCACCGGCTCCCGAGATACTATTCACGACTTTGAAGATCTTGTCGTGTTTTGTTTCAACTTCAGCATAACCCTCACGCTCGGCTTTGTACATATCTTTCAGGTACAATGCCACTTGATCTGCTCTTATTCCTGCCATGTTTTAACTCCCTTTTAGTTTACGATTATTAAAATTCATATCCCATTTACTTATGATTATGAGATATTACGCTACTCCGGTCGCTCCGACTTTAGCAGGATTGATCATAACATCAACCCACTTGTTATTGACGTCATCGCCGCCAACCACGATCAAAGTACCCTCGGTAGCTGCGTCAAGCTGCGCGCCCTGAATCGTGCTTGAAACAGATATATCGCATTTCTTGCCAATCATGTAATGCGAGAAAGTTCCTGAATTGACCGGAATACGGAATACCGCGGTCAAATCGCAAATGATCTTGCGTTTCTCGGTTCCAACAGCGGAAGCAATAGCTTCGCATTCAAGGTGTCCGAGTATTTCCGTGGTTCCGTCAACAGCCAACGTTACTGTGTCCGTGCTGGCTCCGGTACGATATACGAATTTACCGCTTGCATTTACAACATTCATAGCAGCAACGAGGATCCCGTACATATGGGCATCGCCACCGCTGATCTGACCGTATTTTAATTGAACTCCGTCGTTCATGGTTATTCTCCCTTTTATTTTGAATTGGTTTCTTCAATATATTCCCGGTACATCTGATACGCTTTTTCCTTTGTGATCCCGGGATTATCAAACATATCCTCTGCTCTTTTCTTCTGATCATCGGTAAGAGTAGTGATCTTGACTTTTGGAATATTACCGCCACCGCTACCGGCTGGCCTTTTGATACCAAGTATCTTGGCTTCTTCAAGACCGCGGTTATACTCCTTTTCGCCATACTCTTTCTTTTCAGCTTCAAACTTAGCTTTGAGAGTATCGAATTGTTTACCCTTAACGAAAGATATATATGTCTTTGCGTCAAACCTTTCGTCCATTACCATTTCATCGGATAAACCATCAATGATAGATTTAGCCTCAACCCAGAAAGGTTTATCAGTATCAGATAACGTTGAAACAAGCGATTCTCTTTTCTCTTTTGCTTTGGATCCAATCTGCGCGCGCTGCTCTGCAAGGCCAGCATTTATCTTTTCTGCATACTCTTTAGCTGCTACTTTTAAGACAGTATCATCATCAAGAGTTTCAGTAAGATCAGGATTCATTTCGCGGTATAGATCAATGATCTGTTCTCTTGTAGCTGGTTTCCCATCAATCGGAACCTTACCGTCTTCCATATGCTTTAAGGCAGCTTCGGCAGTAACTTCCATAGGAACAACACCAGCCGGGCCTTTTCCATCTTTAAGAGCTTTGCTTTCGGCTTCAGTCTTTTTCCAAATACGCTGCAACCCTAGATTAGCTTTTGCAAGCTGCTTGGGATCGCCTTTGTACTTTTCCTGAATCTTGGCAATACTCTCAAGGTCGGCTTTGGCTTCTTCAATAGATACATTGTTATCTTTGGCATAGGTTTCAATCTCTGCCTGTTCCGCTTGTGCTTTCTCTGTTTCCCGGGCCTTAACGATTTCAGCCTTTTTAGTCTTATCTTCTGCGCTAAGATCTTCGTCTTTAGCATTGAGAAGAGTTTCCTCTTGCTTCTTCTTGCTATCTGCCACTAGGGTTATCTTCTTAGCCTTTTGAGCTTCGTTTAAACCCTCTTCTGGTAGAGAAAGGATCTCATCATCAGATAAGTCGGTTTCCTGTTTTTCAGGGGCGACGTCTTGATGTTCATCTTTCTCTTCTGGAATAGGAGCGTCTTTATCTTGAGTAGACTTATTCCTATCTTCTTCTTGAATCTCGGCCAGCGCTTCGGCTGCAATAGCCGCTGACTGATCATCAGAAAGTCCACCCTCTTGATTTTTTAACGCTTCCATATCCACTTTAGCTACTACCATGTTACTCTCCTTTTTTTGCGGGCCGATCGCTCGGGTATCGCATATATGTTATGCGGGCCTAGCACCAACTAGGGTATCGCGTTCAACCTTGATAAGATCTATCTTTCTTAATCCTGCTTTCGTTACTTCTGATCTGACCTTACACTTCGGGCATATTACATCATGCGTACCATCTATAAACTTTATGCTTTCGTCAGCTTTGGTTATGCTATCTTGACCAACTACCCACTTGAACAATAGCTTTAGGCAACCCGGACACCTGAACTGCATAGATCTTGCCATTAATTCATTCCCCCAACTAATGGGATTCCATGAGCTTTGCGTAATTCAATGGCTTCCATAACGCAGAATACGCATAGCGCTTCGATAGATTCCATTTCTTTCAATGGAACTCCAACCGTCTTTGATATCTGTTCAAGGCTGACGTTGTTTATGCTTAATACCATAAGCTTTTTCATTATGATAGCAACTTCTTTTGTCGTATACATATTTGGAGCCTTATTAGCTAGCGCGCACCAGATATTCTTTTCTTCTTCGGTAATATCACAAAGGCAAGATAAACCGTTCATAATATACTGCTTTCTCTGATGCTCATTGACAATAGATATCTGCGCATTTTCACCAACGATCTTTTTCATGTCAGAGGCCATGGTACGCTTCTTGGCAGCGATATAATTCTGTACCTGCGATATTGACATTGGCGGTGTTCTGCGTTCTTCCATTATTCTTTTCCCCCCGCTATACAAGCTTTTTCAAGATCAAGGTTATACTCAATTTCACCGTTCCCGTACTCATGGACACCTTTTACGCATGCTTCAACAGTAATCTTAACCTTATCCCCAACGCTTTTGCCTTTTAATTCTGGCATAGAAGCTTCGGTAATGGTAACGGACGGGTACCACGGTTCAGACGCTTTTACTTCCATGCTTCCGCTATTCTTTGCTAGTGATTTCATCTTTAACATGGTTACTCCTATTTAGTTTTAAGATCTTGTTCCGGATTCTTTAACAGTATATCCAAAACAAGAATAGTATTAATACAAGACCGCAGATAATACGCGTCCTGTATCGGATCCGGATTAGTAGGATTATTAAGCTGCTTAAAAGCAAACGTGCGAAGATCCTCATAGCTATCTCGGTACTTCTTGAATTTAGGATCATCAAGGCATGCTCTTGCGTTCTCAATAACTCCAGCCATGCGCTCAACGATAGCTTTCTTTTCGTTAGCCTTGTCTGTCAGCTCTTCCGGAGTTAATGGCTCGTATGGATTCTTTTTCATTGTTTACTTTCCTTTTGCTGTGCTTTAATAACCTCTGGATCCGGAGCAGTAACAATCTGCGCCTGAAGATCAGCTAGCATAGGCAACAACTTCTCAACAGGGAACTCTGGTTCGACCCCGGTGTTCTTTGCATTTTCCATTACTGCCTGAACAAACATAGCAACACCTTGCATGGCTGTCTGCACTTGAAGTTTCTTGAAATCATCAAGCGTAGGAATAACCTTTGTGGATATATTCTTCCACTTAACAGACCAATTATCAACAAGGTTCTTTAATATCGTATATACTGCGTCAGGATTCTTGGCAATCAAAGGTTCTGTTCTTATTGCTTGGTATAATGACAGATCAAGCACTTTCTCATTAACCTTGTCTTGCTCAAAGGCAAATGCTTTAGCTTGGATATTTGTTCGGGCAACCATATCCGCGCGGCGCAATATACCAAAAGGATTGCCTGTAACAACGTTCTCTGGCCTGATAGTATACTCTTTGCCGTCTTTAGCCATCTGATAATACATATTCAATAGTATATATCCTATCTCATTGAAGCTGGGAATAAGGTGTCGGATATAGTCATTAACTCCTCTGCCGCTCTGCTGCAATAGCGCTGCTGTCTTACTTGCTGGAGCGTTAGGATCGAAGCCTGTTTCCCTGCCGCTCATCAGGCTTGATACACGGGTAATATCATCATCACCCTGTACAAGATACTGCAAGAGCATTACAAGGCCATTGATATCGGTAGGCCGCATTGACGCATTTAAGAAGCTTACCTCGTTCGGAGCTGCATTAAGCGGTACACCATGCGCAAACCTCTTCTCAAGGAATTGTAGGTGTACTTCATTGTTCTTTGTGATAGGAGTAACGGTATTGGTAATATGCGCTCCGGTTAAGGTAGCGTTAAGAATAGCGTTCTCGGCAAGGTTATTATCCGTAAGATCTTCCGCCAATCCCGGCTGATAGAAGCCTGTCTTTTTCTTCTTGATATAAAACGGAAGGTAATAAGCTGGTATAGTGTAGTATGGATATAAGATACACCCAACCACAATGAAATCCTTTTCAGATATCCAGAATACGATCTTAGTTTCCTGCTTATCTGATGGGTCTAGCTTGAAATAGAACACGCACTCGAAGATATCAAAGTCAAGGTTCTCATAATTCTTTTTCTTGTTTCCGTCTTTTTCGCCTATAAGCTTATCTATATCCTCAAACTTGCCATCAGCTTCTTCACCCTTGAGTTCCCAATACGTAAAATTCTGGCGCTCGGCTATCAACCTTGTTTTCTTTAGTCCAGCATATCCATTGACGTTCTTGCGTACATAGAAGTCTTTAAGATCAATATACTTGGGCCGGGGATCGTTATATACTGTTTCTTTATAATCAGCTACAAAGGTTATTGATTCGCCCTTGAATAACGCTTCAACAAGCTCGGGATAATCTTTAGGAGCGTTGGGCCAGTTATCCATGAAATCAATAAACCCTTGATTCTGCATGGCAGGTAACTGCGTTTTAGGATCTATCACCGGCTGGCCTGTCAACGGATCCATAATAGGCACCATCTTTGCGTCGTATGTTTCTTCTCTCCTGCGCGGTTCTCGATCTATGTCATGGAATAGCTTTAAAACACCTGTGCCTTTATTAACTGCGGAATGGAATACCAAGTCCATTTCAGGTTCAAAAGGTAGATTATCAATCTTATAATCCAAGAAATCCTGCTGCATAACGCATATCTCTTGACCGTTTTTCTTGTAGAATCCGGGCCTCGGAGTTACTGCAAAGATAGGATCTGATTCAAAAAAGGCTTCTTTTGCCGCTGTAACTACTGCGTCAACTTTGACCTTTGTTACGTTCTTATTAAGATTGAACTGCGCTAGATCATCAGCAACTACCTTGCCATCGTACTGATTATCAAGAGCTTGCCACTTCTTTTCAAGCTTTTCCTGATCGCGCTCTTCTTTAATGACATTAAATTCAGCCTTAAACTGCTCAACTAGCCGCGTCTTTTGATCTTCGGTAAGCTTCTGCCGTTCCATGTAAATAGGCAATCCGGACTTAGCTTCTGATTCTTTCTTTGTTTCCTGCGGCTTCTTTTCTAGCGTATAATCTTTTGCCATTGATTAACCCTCGTATGGATTTCTATTGGTTGCTAATCTATGCTCATTGGCAGCTCTTAACTGTTTTGAGTTAATTTCAGAGTTAGAAGAAGCCTTGTAAGGATATTGATTCCTAACATGACCAGCTATGGCCCGGCAGATAACCAGACCATCTTGATATCCTGTCTGAGCTTCAACCTTTGTAACCTTGCCCTCTTTATCTTTCTTGATAATGAACGTACGGCACTCAGATATCAGCTCTTTTGAGTTTAGAATAGCGGCATTATGCTTGATCTCTTCTGCCATCATAGCCAAAGCTTGAGGCCTAGTAACTGAATTGGTATTCCAGCCAAGCTCATCTGTTTTTGTATCTATGCCATCTTTATTAACGATCTTGCGGTATACGTTGCCATAGTTCTGAAATACAAGCTGATTAACCTGATATCCATATCCTTTGTTCTCTGGAGCAATTATTCCCTCATTGAAGTAATGACCAAGTCCAATAAGGATCTGTGCCAGCTCTTCCGGAGAATATTGACCTGTAACAATGGCAGACGTTGTATTAAGCCGCTTATTTAAGACTAGCGCGCTTGCGTTATCGCTTCCAACGGCTTCAGAGGCATCACCGGATATAACGTACTGTTCGCCATCTTCTGGGAGCTCGTAGAGCGAAATACGGCCATGCGGCAATTCTCTCCAAGTCCATTTAAGATTCTCAAAGAATATCTCGCCAATGGCAATAGGCCGCTTCGGGATCTGCTTGGCTAGGCCGTCTTTATCAAAGAACATATCCCCGGACATGGCAAAGGCTTCTTCCCAAGTAGCAGGATATTCACGCTTAAAGGTATTGATAT